GGCGATGCGCCGGGGATAGGACCCGGCACACCGTCGCAAAACAAAACAGAACTAATTACGCCAAGCCGTACAGGACGCCTTGCGCGTTTGGATGGACGAACAGTTCCGCGTAGCACCCGTAACGTGCGGAATATGTGTCACTCGTAGATCCACGAAGCAAAACTGTGCCGTCCTCGTCGAACCACTTCGGCGACTCGGCCTGATGCAGGACGATTTCGTCGGTGTTGAGTGCAAACAAGTGGTCGTCTGGGCACATACGGTCAGCCACGAGCTGAACCGGACCCCTCTGAGTATTCCACTCTACTGCCGAAAAGCTGACACCGGCTTTCTTGAAGATTTGATCGCGCGGGCTGACGGTGCAGTAGCGCAATTTATCACCAAGCAAGTTTTGGATCTTGCGGAGTTGTTTGTAGCTGGTGACGATCAAGTCGGGCGATTCGCCAGACTGGAACTCAACATTGCTAACCAATTGGTTGACGAGGTCAACGCTGATACCGGCGCTAGCCGCATCAACTTGAGCTGCCTGCCACTTGTTGCCGACGCTGACGCCGTACAACGTGGAGGAGGTTGCTTTGCAGACGCGCAAGATTGATTCGAGGTCAGCGTCCTTCGAGCCTTGCATGTACATGATCGCCGCAGTTGCAGACGATCCGGTAGCAGCCGCGAGAGTTGCTGACGTTCCGACAAGCGAAACAGCGCGCGTAGTATAGTTGACCGCAGAGATTTCGAGGATCGTGGTCTCCGAGCCAATATTCACTTTGTCATACTTCTCGATGTGTGAGTCCACCCAGCCAGTAGCCGAGCAGGTGAGAACGTATGGGCTACCCGACGTTCCAGCGCCACTCACCTGCGTGCTGCCATCACCAGTCGCGAGGCGTCCGTTTGCCGTCGCAAACATTGCGCGCGCAGTGTTGCGGGTGAAGCTTTCGATCAGCTTGCGGGTCTGGCGTTTCGTGATGCTTTCGAAGGCAGCTTCGTTGCCTTTCGAGGTGATGAGCGCTTCACGGTCGAGCGCCATGACGCCGTACAATTTCTTGCGCGTCAATGTTGGGTTCTGTTGATCGAACGTGCTGGTTTCAGGCAGTGAGCCTGCACCAACCGAGCCGGTGAACGACGTCACCGCATCGAGCACCATGCTCTTACCGACGAAGCCATTTTCACGCTTGATTTTCGCAAGCAGAGGCGTCGCGGTATTGAAGACCGCGTAGGCCTTCTTATCGTATTTGTATTTGAAGAGGTTGGAGAGCGAAGTAAGGTTTGCGGTAGTATCTGACATGCAGCATAAAGCCTCGTGCGCCGGCACCATCTGGGCGGCGCGAAAAAGTTATTTTCTGGTGAATTAAAACTTTAGGTCTTCGGCGGTTATCGTGCTGTAGTCGTTCGACTTAGGAGCTGGCTTCGGCTTCGTCTTGGTTCCGGCTGTTGCAACCGTCGCGACTGGGGCCTTGGCAATCTTCTTCGCCACTGACTTCCCACTTTTCGCTTCACGTACCTCGCGGTACATTTTGATGAACTCATCGCGAGAGATGTCGGGGTTAGCCATCGCCAGCTGCGCTAGTTTGTCCCACTTGGCATCATCCGTGACCGTTCCGTCACGCACCAAGTCAGGCTCTACCGCCGCTACTGCTTCCCTCGCCACCTCATACGCATTGGTCATGCGAATGTGGCTTACGACCGATTCGGGGGTTAGTTGCGTAGGGTCACCGCCCTGCGCCGCTATTCTTTCCGCCAACCACGAACTGGTCTCTGCGAACTTCTCTGCTTCCACACCGGATTCTTGGATTGCGTTTACAACGCGCGTCTTGAGTGCCGACTGGGCTTGCTCACCGTCACGTTGCTGCTGCCAAGCTTCCTTCTGTGCGCGGAGCTGTTCGCGCTCTTCGTTAATTTCATAGGCCGCGCGTTCCGCGTCCGTCATTTGAGCCAACTGCTGCGCGTGAGCTAAATAGCTGTCGCGCAGGTTCTTGTTGAACTCGCGGGCATCAATATTGAGACCCGTCATCTCTAAGAGAGTTTGGACAGCCGCTTCGCGTTTTCCCGCTTTCGCATGCTCTACAAACTTGCTGACCATCGTCTTTTGTTGATGGCGCTCAGTATCAAGCTTAATCTTTTCGGCCGCCATCGTCTTACGCTGCTGCGCGACGTCGTTCAGCCGTTTATCCCACGCCACTTTACCGGCGTAGTTGGAGAGCAGGTCTTTCACCGTCACTGTCTGCGTTTGCCCGTCCACCTTCCATGGGATGGTCGCGTCCTCAGTGAGCGGCACTTCTTTATCGCCGACGCGAAAATGAAGGGGCTTGGCTTGCGGAGTATCTGGTGTCGCCGCTACCGGTGCATCCTCTGCCTCAACTTCATCAGCTTTCGGCTCCTCTACCTCTTCCGCCGCTGCCGCTACTTCTTCCTTCTCTTCTTTCGGCGGGTCAGCGAAGCCGGGAATCTCCAGACTATCAAATGCATTATTGTCGAATGCTTCGCTGCTCACACTGCTAATATTTCCGGTATCGATGCTGCTATCTGCCATGATGGACTATCTCTACGGACTTTGGACAAGTCGCGCCGTTACTCAGGGCCTGGGGTTCCGGGGGTTCCCGGTGTGCCGCCTTGGGCCGCTGCAAGTTCTTGGGGAAGTTGTTCCTGCGGATTCTCTTGCGGAGCCGCTGCCTGACTCGGGTCCGCTGGGGGTGGGGCGCCAGTAGGAGTACCGCCTGGGGGAGGCGTAACGCCTGCCGCATTGTTGTCGGGAATCGTTCCGTACGTCTCAAGCTGCTCAATCTCGATGAGTGACAGCGGATTGCCTGACCGCGCACGATCAAGGAGTACGCGGTCTACGTGTGTAAGCTGATAGAACGCCGGGAATTGCGGAAGTTGAATAAGCTCCAGCGAATACTGTGGATGCTTGCGCGCGCTCATCAACATCAACATTTCTGTCGACATGACGTGCTGAATGTACGCCGCCTGAATTGGTGGAGGCAGAATCGTCTTGAATCCGAGATTCTGAATCTCGCGCATATGGATATTCCAGTGCACGACGTGATTTTCGTACGGAGCCGGCTCAACGACGTCATCGCCATTGGTCATCTGCTCGTTCTCTGCTTCAGCGGCACGCGATGCTACCGATGCCTGGTCGTAGAAACGCTCCGTCTCCGAAAACTCCAGCATGTCGGCGACCTGCTCAGGTCGCACGAGACCGGGGAATCCCTTGTTCAGCTCAATCAGCGTCTCAGTTTTCGCCGCCTTGCTTGAAGGAAGCCCCGAGCTATTCGCCACTCGGACATTGAATCCGGTGCGGAAATACTGTGGCTTAACGACTTGCAGCATGTAGCGCTGGTCACGGCCAACGATAGGTACAAGGCGATTATCGCCTTCCTCGTAATATACGCCGGCTTGGTTGATGGCGACGCGCACGACATCGCGCACCATCTTGTTGAACTTACTGATGCCACTATTTGACCGCTGCTCATCCTGCTCGTCGACCATCTGGAGCGCCATCGCTGAGCGAATATTTGGTGGCACCTTGCCTTGCGCAAAGTCACTGATACCAAACAGCCGCATCAGGTCTTCCTTCAATTCGCGGCGAAGGATATTCACTTCCTGCGACATCGGAGGAGGCCCAACTAATCGCGGCTCAATCGGACCTTGATAGTCTATTTGCGTGATGTCGTTGCCGAGTGCTTCCTTCTTGACGAGCGACCCTTTCGGAATCACCCATCGCGGATGCGCCGCCATAAGTGTGTTTTTCCGCATCATGGAGGTGAAGTCGTTAATGGTGGCGTTGATCGCCTTTCCGTGGATGAAGAACGACTGCCCGCGCTGCTCACCAGGAATGTCGATGTCGGTGAGCCGGATAAGCGGCCACTCCATATCCTCGACCGGCAGCGGCTTGTTTTCGAGCACGACTTTACGCGTTGAGATTACCCAACGCCCCGATGCCATGAACTCGCTCGGCCGCTGGTAGAACGAACGCACCAACACGCGCGACGGATCGCGGTCTGCTCCTACTCCGATCTCGGAAACACCAGGTACTTCAGGGTCCGCCTCGATCTTGCTCGCGAGGTCTTTGTACTTCGCGCGCAGCTCATCGATATTCCAGTAGTCTTCAATCCAGAAGAACTGCGAGTTAGCGAAATTGCCAGTGTATTGAGGAAGACAGTTGAGGGGGCTGAGTGTGCGGAAACTTACGTCGCCCGCGCGCAGTGCATGCTCTACATAAAGTGGCTGCCCGTCCTCACCGAGAATCTTCTGTCCTCGGTCGTCGCGGAGCATAATGCGTGGCTTGTCAGGATTGAGACGCTTTGCTTCTTTCCATTCTTCGCTGAGACCGCCTTTATTGGGATCCCACCACACGAATACATACGATTCACCGCAGATGTATGCAGTAAGCGCCGCATCCGTGAATACTGAGTCAAGGTCATCTTCGTAGAACTTGTAATCGACCCAGTACTTCACAACGCGCGCCGCTGTGCGGTCTGCGTATTCGGTGTTTGCCGGGTAGATGTTGACGGCGGCCTTGTTTTTCGTCACGCGCGAGATGCGCTGATTGACCGCGTCGTAGAGGTAGTTAACTACGAGCTTGGAGACTCGTGGCTGCATGTTGCCCATGCCGTTCTGCGAAGCTTCCGCGAAATTAATGGATGGGCTGCCTTGGTCCGCGTAGTGTTTACCGCGAAACAGCATGATGTGCTTGCGGGCAGTATCACGATACTTCGCCGCTCTTCGCGACTCCATATCGTATGCAGCATTCTGCCATGCCAGCATCTTTTCGGGGTTGTCGATGTCGTTGCCAAGCGTCCACAGCGGGCGAGAAGACTCAGCCGTGTTTGACGCGTTCCACTCAAAGTCAAAGGGAGACGCCATGCATCAGTTAAGTTTCCTCGTAGAGGTCATCGAGCGTCGCCGCCCTTTGCCGTTTGAGATATTGTTCCAGTGTGCGCGGCTCAGTCGGGGTAGGAAGCTGCGCCGCAATATCTGGTGGCACATCCAACTCTACCTGCGTATCGCCAATCGGGGCGTACTCAATCTTATGTGTACTGTTCTTCCAGCCGATGACGATTACTGCTGTAACGCCGGCTGCAACCATGCCCAACAAGCCGAAAACTAGGCCTAAAATAGCGCAAACGAGGGTGGCAATTTCCATGTCCACCAATAAGGGGTTTAGTCATCGAGGAAGGACGAACTGAGTAAATAGTTACCCTCTACGCCACCTATTATCTGTGCCAGGTCGTCTTCTACCTTCCAGGCACGGCGCCGCTCATCTTCCGGTATTATGACGGGGATAGGGGAGTCGGATTCAAGCGCGGAATAGTGCGATGCGCCAAGCGCGTACCTGAGCGCGTCAATTGCGTGGTCGTTGCGCTTCACCGGCTGCCCGTTCTCGCCGAGCATGTAGCCCTTCATCTCGCGCAGCAGATTTACGCAGCGGTCGGAGATTGCCAGCTTGCCGGCGAGCATGAGGTCCTTAAGGAGCCCAAGCCCTTCCGCCTTACGGTTCTGCGACTTAGTCGTAGCGCGTGCAAACACACCGTAGCGGTCTAACAGCTCGTTTCGCGCCCACGTCGCCGCCTCATCCACAACATAGGTCCACTCGTCTTCTTTTTCTGGCGGGTTTAGCTGCTTTATCTGCTCCCATATTCGCGGCCATATCGCGCCGATAGACGTCTCCATCTGCGAGGTCGCGTACATCTCGTCCATAACGTAGACCATTCCGGTGTATGGATTGATCGCGACGAGCAGCGAAGCGAATACCGAGGCCGTGCCGGGGTCCATCGCGCAAAAGAAGTTCCAGTGTTCGACGTTCCGGTAAATCTTCGCCCACAGCTCAGAGTACGGGCGCACATGCTCAAGCTCAGATAGCATTGGGAATACCGCGCGTTTCACGCCAGGCACGAACTCTGCCATGTATTCGCGCATGAATACGTCCAGGTCACCGCGCGCAAGGTGCAGCTGCCGCTCTTTCTCAAGCTCTTCCGCTGAAATGTACGGGCTGCACGACGTCGGTAAATGAAAGTGCCGCCAATCCGGCGAAGACTTTGCTTCATTCACGAGATCCCAGTACGGATGTTCCGCGATTTCCGGAGGAGTACCGGCAATAACGAGCGGTGCCTGATGCACCATCAACGACGGGCGAATAATATTGAGGACTTCGGGCGATACGTCCTTCACTTCGTCAATCAAGTAGAGTGAGGCAGTGAGACCTCGCAGAGATTCGCGATTGTCCGCACCCATTACGCGAATGAGTGAGCCGTTCTTGAAGTCGATGCGGCCGTCTGTCTGATTTGGAGCTCCGTCGAGGAGCTGGGGCGGGCACATCCCTTGAAGCAGACCGGTAGTCCATACGTTACCGCGCATTTGATTGAGGAACGGGCCGAGAATGTAGACCTTAGCGTTCGGGTGCGTCGCCGCCCACCGCACCGCCATGTGACACATGAGGGTGGACTTACCGGATTGCCGCCCCATCTGAAGGAAGAGCCGCTTTGCGCCTTCCGCGAACAGTGCGCGGCCAGGGCCTAGCTGCCCGGCATGCGGAGTAAAGCGTTCGTTGAGGAGCTTGAGGGTGCTCGCGTACTCCGCGAGTCCTGGATGTGAAGACATGCATACAGAGGGACTTTGTCCGACCAGATATAAACTGCGGGTTTATATTTGGTGCTAT